GCCTCCACGAACACCAGTTCCTCAAAGAACGTGCGCGCCACGGTCCCCGGCACGGACTGCGCCACGTTCACGGGCGCGATCGTCGGCTTGTGCGCCCCCGGCGGCTGATAGTTCGGCACGTCGGGAAAGGTCCAGGCGCGCGTCCGCACGAGCCCGCCGCTCTCGGCCTGCAACCGCGCATCCACCCAATCGTCCAGCTCACGGTGCGCCCGGTCCTCACAGTGGCCGTGGTGGCAGACGAGATACCCCCCGGGGTAATACGCCGTGCCGCTGTCGGCGCCGCCCGTGTGTTCGTCCACCCACGGGCAGGTGCAATGATAGCCGCCATCATTGGTGCGCGCCCCGGAGATCATCCCCCAGCCGTCCAGATAGCCGAACAGCTCGTCGTCCTCGGGCCGCACCACCACCCGCGTCTTGACCGTCCCCGTCCCCGGCGCCGGCAGCGTAATCCCGAAACACGCAGCCATGTCCTCGATCTTCACGCACCGATCGGGCGCCCACTCATGCAGCACGCAGGCGAAGCTGCCGCCGTTCTTCATGTTACGGCCCTGCGGCAGCCGCATATTGCGCGTCACGTGGCCCATGCCGGGGTCCTTGCCGTCCGGGGACAGCGCCTTGATGATCCCGCGCAGCAGCGCACTGACCCGTCCGGCGTCCGTCTCGGGCACCTCCAATTTATAGCCGAATTGAAAGTTCCCTGGTGACGTCTCTAACTTATAGGTCGGTACACCCAACGCCGCCGGCAATTTCGCCGGATCAACCTTGGGGCCGACGTCATCAACCACGATGACGTAGGTGGCGCGGAAGGTGTCCTTGGTGCGCCGCGCCCGGCCGGTGGCGTCATCCTCGAACAGCGAGATCCCATAATAGGAGTTCTGGCCCGGGAACGCGGCCGTGTCCGGATGGTCCTTCCAGCGGTTGCCCCGCCAGTCGCCGCCGCTTTGCGGATCGCCGGCAAAGCCGGTGACATACGCGTTGGGATAGTCCTTGCCGAACAGCCCTTGCAGAAACCCCTCGTTTGTGACGGAATACATTTAATGCTTGTCCCTAGATTGTGTGTGACGAGCGTTCCTTGGCCCTATCTGTGGTGGGATAGGGCGTTTGGTGACTGACTTGTGTGTCTTGTGGTGGCGAAGGCCCGTCCCCCGCTGAAAAGCAGGGGGCGGGCTTTTCCACGTCTCAGGACACGCTCAAGAGGCTTGCACGCCGCGTCTCGTCACGTCAATCTGTGCTGGCCAACACCACCAGCCACAGAAGGACACGGCCCCGTGAGCAGCTTCTTCGACGGCCTCGCCCGCTGGATGACCACCTCCAGCTCCATTATTGGCGCCGCGATCGGCACCCCGGCCGTGGCCGGCGCGCTGGCCGGCGCCGTCTCGTGGCAACAGGCCATCCTGCCCCTGATCGGCGCGGCCATCGCCATTGCCCTACCGCAGCAAACCGGCGTCCCCATCCCCGTCCCGGTCCCCGTCCCCGTCGCCCCTAACCTGCTCCAGGCGGGGTTGGACTTGGCCGGCACCACGGCGCAAGCCGTGGCCTTGGCGAACCCGGCGGCCGGTGCGGTGATCGGCGCTGCAACCAAGGCGGTCCCGTCGTTGATGGAGGCGCTGGCCCAGGCCGCCGTAGACTTCGACAAGGCCCAGGCCACCTACACCGCCCTACGCGATCAGGCCGCAGCGCAAGCTCAGGCCCTCGCCGCCGCCGCCGAGCCGCCGACGCCCCAGGCAACCGGCTCCACCTACACCCCCGGGACCTGACCACGACTGCGATACGCGCGGCCCCGAAAGCCGTTTTGCGTTGCTCTAATGCGCAGACGCCGTGCCATGAGCATGATGCACGGACCCAAATAAAAACCCCGCCAACCGGCGGGGTTTTCTTTAGGTGCCGGGCCTCAGTTTAGGCGGCGTTCGCGCGCCGGTTGGCTTGAGCGCGGAGCCTGTCGTCTGCGGCGTGGTGCCCGTAGACCTTTTGGATGACGTCTGGCGAAGCCCCGACCAACCCTGACACGTCCCACACCGACACCCCGGCCCGCAGCAGCAGGGTTATGCGCGTGTGCCTCAAAACATGCGGCGTCACATCGAAATCGTGCTTGTCTATGAACGTCGCCCAAGTCCTGCGGATGTCCCCGGGGCCGTCGAGCACATATCGCGCTGCCTCCGCTAGGTCGGCCGGGGTGCGTTCGCGGCACACCCCGCTTGCGCCCCACACGAGTTTCGACAGTTGCCCGCGTTCGGCAAACGCACGCTGGAGGACGGGCATCAGCCGATCGGTAATTGGCGTCGCCACCCGTCGTTTCTTCGTGAGGCGCTCGACAGGGTCGCGAAAGTCTATTGTCCCCCGCGCCAAATCGACGCGGTCCCAGGTCAAGCCCTCGATCGCGCTCTTACGCGCGCCCGTGTCCAGTCCGATGCAGATAAAACGCCCTGTCCGGGACAGCCGCCCGCTCCGCGTCTCGTCCCGCGCCGCCAGCTCAAATAGCTCGTGCTCCGTCCGCTCATCCAAGAACGTCGCCCGGGGCGGACCGGATGGCGGAAGGCCGATCGCCGGGGCCGCCGGGATTTTCCGATACTTCGCCGCCCAATTCAGCGCCGCGACCAGCGCGGCCAACTCTCGCCGGAGTGTCGCGTCCCCCACGTCCCGCGTCTTGCGGTAGTCCAGCATCGCCTCGGGCGTCAGCTCGTCGGGGGCAAAGGCGGCGAAGTAGTTCCGAATGGTCCCGATACAATAACGCTGGGACCGTCCGACCCCGCGCGCTACGACGTCGGCTTCATACGCGTCCAGCAGATCGCCCACCCGCACGCCACCCGCATGGGCGGCGCTCTCCTTCTCGGTGCGCTCAAAGCTCCGTCTGAAAACTTCCGCAAGTTGCTTATCGGTCTGATGCGTGGTGACGCTGCGCGTGCGTGAGCGCCCCGTTGCATCCTTTTCCGTCCACCGGACTTCCCAAACGCCGGACCTGTTTTTTCCAAGGCGTGTTTCATTAGCCATTGCTCTTGCTCCCACCGTGCACGGCCTCCAAGCACCTCCGCTGCGTCGTGAACATCACGAAAGACATAGGCAGCAGCCCATTTTGTGTCACGCGGTCCACGTCCAGCCGTCCGCGCGTGGTCAGGCGTCCTCTTATTTTCTCCGCAAATTGCTTGTCCTGCGTCCGAGTGCTGACGCCGCGCTTGCGTCCGCGACCCGATGCGTCCGTTTCTGTCCACCGGACTTCCCAAAAGCCCCTGTGGTTCTTCTCAAGGCGTGTTTCGTAATCCACGCTTCAATGTCCTTTTCTAGGAGTTTCACCGGCCGCCCGGGAATGTAAGGCAACGCCCCTGAGCGTCTGAGACGCGCCACCGTGGACGGGCTGCACCGCAATAGTTCGGCCGCCTCATCTTGTGTGAGTATTTTCATTCTTCAGTATTCGCCTTTCACACGGGGCTAGGTTTCCGTCCGCTAGACTTTTCCTCGGCCATTGTTGCTTGCGTTATAAGCGACAGGATTTGTATCGCGACCGCCACGGGCAGCACTTTATTGACCGTCAAGAGTGCCATGTCTTGCCGCCCCCCGATCATTGTCATGCTTAGTTCTTGCGCGCGGCCATCGGCCTCCGCTTGCGTCCCCTGCACCGGGCTTAAATCCTCGACCTCACAGCCCAACACCGTCGCGAGTTTCCGCATGGTCTTCGGCTCGGGAAGCTGCGAGCCCCTGACGTAGTGGGATATTCGATCGCGGTTCCGCGCCACGGCCTGCCCGCGAGTGTCTGTTGTAGTGCCCCAAACCGCTCGCGCGAGGTCACTTTGAGACAAGCCCGCTTTTAGCATTAGCTCGCTTAATCTTTTTGAAAAGCCTGTTAGTTGCGCTCGCTCAAGCGGCGTGCGGACTTTCGTGGATAGGGTCACGAGGTTTTCTCCTTCCTTTCACAACTGAAACCCTCATGCACCGCCCGGCGTAGCCCGGTCAACACAAAAAGCGCCCAATGTCGGCTTGCGCGTTTGGCCGTGTGGTGTCTAAGCTGAAAGACACAAGCAACACGACGGGACGGGGACGGGATGCGGACCTGGGACACGGACAGTATTTTCAAGCGGCTAGGTGGCAACCCGGGCGTCATCGCCCTGTGCGTCCGCTACGCCCCGGACACCGTCCCCCCGCGCCCGCGCACCATCGACCTGTGGCGGTTTCGCCACCGTATCAGCGCGCCGTGGTTGCCCGTCATTGTCCACGGCTGGCTGGCCGAGGGCTTGCCCGTCGAGGAACTGTTTGTCCGCGACCAGCCGCGCCGCCGTGCGCCCGCCCGCTCGCAGCCGGACGCGGCATGACCAGCACGCTCGGCTGTGACCCCGGCCTGTATGGCGCGGTGGCGCTGTGGGACGACGCGCTGGACGCGCTCGTCATTCGGGACGCGCCGATCGCGCGCATCGCCGTGGGCAAGTCCAAGAACCGCGCCGTCCTCGTGGACGCCGAATATGCGCGGCTCGTCCGCGAGCTGGAGCCGGATCGCGTGGTAATCGAAAAAGTCGGCGGCCTGACAGGACAATCCGCCAGCGCGAGTTTCAATTTCGGCGCCAGCTTTGGCCTGTTGCGCGGGTTCGCCGCCATGCTGGAGCTGCCCGTCTATTTCATCGAGCCGCCCGTGTGGCGGGCCAAGCTGCGCGTGCCGGCCGGCAAGGACGGCTCGCGTCTCCGCGCGTCCCAGCTTTTCCCCCGCTATGCGGAATTGTTCAGCCGCGCCAAAGATGATGGCCGAGCCGAGGCCGCCCTGATGGCCGTCTGCCCTATTTCATCCGCGTCGGTGAAATAACAATCTCGCGATGACTATTGCCAGCCTGTAATCTGCTGGATAGAACTAACAACAACACGGCGCGACACAAGAATAGAAAACTGTAACGTCACGGAACGCCAATGACGTCGAAACGCCAATTACGAGACTTCCAAGACACGGGCTCGGTTTTTCTGCAACGACGCAAGAAAGCATTGCTTTGCGATGATGCCGGGCTCGGCAAGTCCCTGGAGGTTCTGGACGCGGCGGATGCACTCGGGTTGTCCCGTGTCTTGTGCATTGCACCAGCGGTTGCCGGCGTGTCCTGGCCCGTCCAACTCAGGACGTGGTCCCCGTCCCGCAAGTTCGTCAATCTCGACCTCGGCCAGCAGTTCGGGTTCGACCTCCCCGGCTTCTATTTCGTGTCCTACGACACGCTCTCATTACGGAAAAATGCTGCTCTTATAACGCAGCTTTCACGTTGCCGTCCGTGGGACGCGATCGTGCTGGACGAGGGCCAGTATCTCAAGAGCCCCGGCGCGAACCGGACCATTGCCGTCTACGGCGACACCGGCGACACGGGCATTGCGACGAACGCCAAGCGGGTATGGGTTTTGTCGGGCACGCTCACACCAAACCATGCCGGCGAAGCCTACACCCACCTACGCCGGCTCTTGCCCGGGGTGATCCAGGCCATTCCCGCGTTTTCCGGCCGAGTGCCCGAACAGCACGAGTTCGAGGATCGTTATTGCAAGGTCAGGGACACCGTCTACGGCCGCATCATGGACGGCAGCAAGAACCAGAAAGAGCTGCGCAAGGCGTTATCGCCGCACCTGTTGCGCCGGCTCAAACGCGACGTTCTGCCCGAGCTGCCGCCGCTGGATTTCCTGACGGCGCCGATCGACCTGGACCCCGCCTTTGTCCAACAAATCTACGCGGACATGCTGGCGAGGGAGGGCCTGACGGGAGATTTCCGCTTTGCCCTGGACGAGGTCGCCCTGACCGACATCATCAGCAGCAACCCCAACCTCGCGTCCCAGCGCCGGACGCTTGGCCTCGCCAAAGTCCCCGCCTGCGCCCGCTGGATCATCGACCGGCTGGAGGCGGGCGAGCCGAAGATTGTTGTGTTTGCCCATCACCGTGAAGTGCTGTCGGACCTGTTCGCCAAGCTGATGGACTACAACCCCGTCCTGTTCCACGGCGGCACGCCGCCCGCCGAGCGGGACGAGGTGGTGAATATTTTCCAGACGGTCCCCGCGTGCCGGGTGTTCGTGGGCCAGCTCATTGCGGCCGGCACGTGCATCACCCTGACGGCCGCTAAGACCGTGTTCCTTGCCGAATACGCCGGCACCCCCGGCGTCAACCACCAAGCGGCGTCCCGCTGCCACCGGCTGGGACAACGCGATGGCGTCCAAGCCTATTTCGGGTCGGTGCCCGGGACGTTGGACGAGCGGATCGCCAGCACGGCCGCGCGCCGCGCTCGCGAGATTGCAGAACTGTTCGACTAACCTCGTCAACTTTGCAGCCGCTATCAAAGGAAAAACAAATGCGCTTTGATTTCACGATCTACGCCGACACCCCGACCGAATTGGGTGACGCCCTCGACGCTGCCCGCAACTGGCTGCCGGAAAATCTGTTCGATGACGGCCGCCCCTTTTCGATCCTCGTCACCCCGGACGATCGGACGCCCCGCACCACGGTTGCGCCCGCCCCGGCGGCCGAGGCCCGGCCCGCACGCCGGCCCAAGCCCGCCCCAAAGGCCGCCGAGCCCGAGCCCGAGCCCGAGGACACGGAGACGGACTATTACAGCCGCCGGGACGCGGACGGGAGCACCATGTTTGGCCCGGGCGAAGACATCGAAATCTCTCCGGCGGATGCCAAGCTCAAGGCGCTGGACCTGCTGCGCGACGCCTACGGCCGCACGGGCGGTCCCGCCCTCGTCAAGGCGCTCCAGAAAAAACACGGCGTGTCCAAATTCTCGGATGTCCCGGACAGCGAGGGCTTGGACCTGCTGGCGCAGGCCAACGCCCTGATCGCCAAGCTGCCCGCCTAAACCCCCACCACAGAGAAAGGGCCACCCGCACAATGGTTGATATGGACAATCTGAAACAGGACCTCCCCGTGCTTCTCAGGAAAGTGGGGGCCGAGCTGCATGACCTGATCATCCCTGACATGCAGGCCCACGGGCATATTCTGGACGACATTCGCCGCACCATCGAAATGAACGCGCTCCTGGTGCCGAGAGACGGCAACGACGACGGGGCCGTTCTGGTGCTGATTAGCATCCGCAAGGCGACCCCCGACGATATCGCCGCCGCGAAAGCCGCGAAAGCGCAAAGCATCCAATGAGCCACACCCCCGCCCCGCACTCGCTCATTGGCGCAAGCGCGATGCCGCGCTTGATCGCCTGTCCCGCGAGCTTCGGCCTGTCCCAGCAAGTGCCGGGCGGGGGGACCTCCATTCACGCGGCCACGGGGACGGTCGCGCACGCTTTGGCCGAGGAAGCCATCCGGCAGGGGTATGACCCCGTCACGCAACTTGACGAGACGGTCACGTTCGCCGGCTACGACATCACCGTCACCCTCGAAATGGTGGCGGCCGTCCGCATCTACATAGACGAGGTTCGCCGGCGTGCGGCCGGCGCGGCATGGTTCGCCTTGGAAACGCGCGTCGTGCTGGACCCTTACTGGACGCCGGGGACGCGGCCGTCCGTGTCCGCGTTCGGGACGGCCGACACGCTCGCGTATCATCTGCACCGCCGGCATTTGGATGTGGTCGATTACAAGAACGGCGCGGGCGTCTACGTGGCCGCCTCCAGCGCCCAGCTCCACTATTACGCGGCCGGCGCGATGCTGGCGATTATCGCCAAGGGCTACCCGGCCCCCGTCACCGTTGACCTGACCATTGTGCAGCCGAACGTTGGCAGCGGCCGGAAAGTCCGCACGTATCCCACTAGCGCCCTCGATGTGCTGCTGTGGGTGGACGACGTTTTGAAGCCGACAATCGCGGAAGCGATGGCCCCCGGCGCGCGGATCGCGGCCGGCGCGCATTGCCGGTTCTGCCCGGCCCGGGACGTGTGCCCCGCGCTTGCCGACATCCGCCTGGAGCAGGCGCGGCGCGACTTTGACGACGACGATCCATCGACATCATCCGGCGTCCGGCTTGTGCCGGACACCGCTGATCCGATCGGAAATTCCGGTCGGGCCTCCGCATGGGACGATTTTGCCTAGAGTGTAGGCTGGCGTCCCTTTCTACGCCCAACACGGCGCAACGCAGAAAGGTCTATCAAGCTATGGCAAAAACCAGTCGCACCCCCGTTGGCATGGGCATGTTCACGCACCTGTTCGTGCCCAAGCCCGTCGTGGCCGGGGGCGATCCCCGCTTTTCGTTGATCATTTTGTTCGACAAGGACGCCCAGGCCAGCCCCGAGTTCAAAGACCTCAAGACGGACGTGGCCGCCGCGATCGACGCCGAGTTCGGGCCGGGCAAGTCTCGGGACGCCGCATTCGTCAAGACGCTGCGGATGCCGTTCCGCGACGCCCTCGAAAAGAAGCAATATACCGGCTTCACCGAGGGAAAAGTCTTTATCGCGCCTTGGACAAAAGAAAAGCCCGGCGTCGTGGACGGGCGCCGGCAGGACATCACGGCGCCGGCCGATGTGTGGGCCGGCCAGCTCGTCCGCGCGACCGTGAGCGCCTTTGCTTACAATCAGGGCGCGAACAAGGGCGTCAACTTCATGCTGTCGAACGTGCAAGTCACGAAAGCCGACATGCCGCGCATGGACGGCCGGAAGACCGCCAGCGAAGAATTTGACGACGTGGACCCGCCGGCCGACGACGACGACAACGACGTGCCGTTCTAACCCGTCCTCCAGCCTCGGCGCGCGGCCGACGTGCGCGCCGAGTGTTGGCTGTTGTCTTAAATGTCAACCACCACGGGGACACCATAATGGCACTGGACAATGATCTGTTGACACTTTGGCTTGCCGCCGAGGACTTCGACCGGGACCGTGTCCGCACGCTGATCGAAAACCTGCAAGCCACGCGCCAGCACGTCTACGACGCCGACGCCCTGTTCGAGCGCGTCCATGACGTGCTTGGGGACATCCTAATCGACGCCGATAGAATAGCGACCGGCAAGCTCGATAGCGTCGAGCACGGCCTTGAAAACATCTACGACGCCGTCAACGGACTTTTGGATGAGCTGGAGGTGCGACGGGCCGGCGACGACGACGTCCTATGACCCGCCGGTTCCTGCTGGACGTCGAAAGCACGTCCCCGCTGGACCTGAAAAAAGTGGGTGCGGCCAAGTATTGGGCGCACCCGGAAACCCGGATCATTTGCGTCTGCTACGCGGCCGACGACGGCCCGGTCGTCAAGTGGCGGCCGGGCGACCCCGTCCCGTATTTTGTCCCCGAACTGAACGACTACGGTTGTGGTTGGCGCGTCGTCGCCCATAATTATTTGTTTGAGCTGAACGCTTGGAAGTTTCAGCTCGGCCCGAAATACGGCTGGGGCCAGCTCGCTCTATCCACCTGGGACTGCACGATGGCGCGGGCGCTCTATTGGGGCCTGCCCGCCGGGCTCAAAGACGTCTGCGACGCGATGCAACTGCCCGTGCAGATCGACAGCGCGAAGAAAAGCCGCATCCTGCGCACGGCCCGGCCGCGTTCCGGCACGGGCACGGCCGCCGACCCTTATGTGTGGTGGCACGAAACCGATCCCGACAAGCTGAATGAGGTGATCGAGGATTGCGTCCGCGACGTCGAGGCCGAGCGCGCCCTGGACGACAAACTCCCCGAGCTGCCCGACCGCGAGCGCGCGGTGTTCCTGATTGACGGCGCGATCAATCAACGCGGCATCCTCGTGGACCTCGGCATGGTGGACAAGCTGGAGGCGCTGACTAAGGCCGAGGGCGCGCGGCTGAACGCGGACATGGCCCGGCTCACCAACAACCGGGCCAAGTCCACCAACCAAGTCGCCGTCATCATGGACGTGCTGAACGGTTTGGGCGTCCCCGTCCCGTCGCTCGCTAAGAACGACGTCAAGGCCGCCCTCGCCCGTTCAATGCCACCGGCCGCAAAGTCGATCCTCCTGTGCCGCCAGGAAGCCGCCAAGGCCAGCACGGCGAAGCTCGGCGCCATGCGTCACGGCGCGTGCGCTGACGGCCGGTGCCGGGGGCTGTTCCAGTTTGGCGGCGCGGGCAGAACGTTAAGGTGGGCCGGCCGGCGGGTGCAGCCGCAGAACTATCCGCGCGGCACGGTCAAGGGCCTCGCGAGCATCTTCGCGTTGCTGGAACAAGCAACACTCTCAGCGGACGAGCTGAGTGTGTTGCTCCCCTCGTCCGTCATGGACGCGGTTTCTTCGATGCTGCGGGGGTGCCTGGTCGCGTCCCCGGGACACGTCCTCGTGTCCGGGGATTTAGCCCAAATCGAGGCGCGGGTCGTCGCTTGGCTGGCCGGCCAGGCTGACATCCTCGCGGTGTTCGCCAGCGGTGAAGACGTCTACGTCTACACCGCCAACGGGATCGGCTCGGACAACCGCCAGCTCGGCAAAGTCTGCGTGCTGGGCTTGGGTTTTGGCATGGCGGCGTCGACATTCGTGGAGACGGCCGCGAGCTATGGCATCACCCTGACGCTGGCCGAGGCCGAGGCGATCGTCAGCGCGTGGCGCGCGGCCAACTACAAGATCGTCAACCTCTGGTGGGACGTGGACGCGGCGTTCAAGGAAGTGGCGCGGGGTCCGCACGGGTCGAGCGCGCAAGTCGGTCTGATCGGGTTCCTGAAGACCAAAAAGGCCGTGCGCATCGTCCTGCCGAGCGGCCGTGAAATGACTTACCACAACGTCGAAGTGGATACCGACGAGTTCGGCCGCGACAGCATTTCCTACATGGGCGTCAATCCCAAGACGAAAAAATGGGAACGCATCCGCACCTATGGCGGCCGGCTGGTGGAAAATATCGTCCAGGCCGTGGCCCGGGACGTGATGGCCGAGGCCATGCTGGCGCTGTCCTTCGCGCGCCGAATTGGTCGAGGCCACAACGGGGGGCCACCGATGGACGTCCCCGTGTTGATCGGCACCGTCCACGACGAGCTGCTGGGCGAAGCACCCGCCGCCCCCGCGAACGCCGCCCTCCAGACCATGCTGACCGCACTCAGAACCACCCCCGCCTGGGCTCCCGGATTGCCCGTGGACGCGAGCGGCTGGACAGGAACGAGGTATCGGAAATGACGCTGCTGTGCGCTGATCTATTTCACACCTTCTCGAAAAAGCCCGAGCACGTCTGGATACCGTATATGCGCCGGGCACCGAAATTTCTTATCGACGATAGCCACTTCGACACTATCGACAGTTTTACGGCGGACGCTGGCGCGGCGAGAGATACGGTGATGGAAGCGATGGCGGTTGGGAGGAACGTCCAACTGCCGTTCCCTGACTTGGTGATAGAGTGGCGGCTGCCGGCAAAGCTGCGGCTTCCAGAGTTGGGGACGGTGGCGGGTTTGGGCGCGGTCGTCATCTACGTGCTGGGGCCGATGGTGGGAAAACAGGTCGAGGTTGTGGTGTATAGCCTGCTCCATCGGCGGGGGCAGAAACGGCCTGAGTGGAGCCGCATCCACGAGCCGTCAGTGTGGGCGGCCGGGGTGGCGAAGCTGTTGGCGCTTCTGGAGGCCGACCAGACCGTGCGCGAGCGCGTCCTTGCCGCCAATCTCAAGAGGAATTGGGGCGGCAGCCCCCGCACGAAGCCCTACGACTATACCGTGTTGCGGGCACCCGTCGAATATGTCGGGGCGGCGGCCGAGGGCACGCGGGGACCGGGGACGCCCCGCCGGATGCACTTGGTTCGTGGGTTCCAGTGGGGCCGGCACACGCGCCCGATCGAAGAACAGCGGTGGATCAAACCGCACTGGCGCGGGGACGAGAGCGTGGGCGTGGTGCGCCGGGACCATTACCGCGTCGCGGGGGATCGCAAATGAAACCCCGGCCGAGCAGCGACATCCCGGCGGCTCGTGCGCAACTTCTTGCCATCGCCAACGACCTCGCCTTGAACAACGCCGGCCAGTGCGCGGGCAAAATCCGCCGGATCGTCCGCGAGCTGATGACCCGGCGCCACACCGACACACCGAGGGCACGGGCGCAGCGCCAAAAACTCACCCCCGAGCTGGCCAAGAACATCCGCGACCTCAAGACCATCCGTCCTGACCTCTCACAGGACCAGATCGGCCAATACTTCAACTGCGGGGGTGGCAGGGTTTCCGAGGCGCTGGCCGGGCACGACTACAGCCCGCGCCGGGCGTCCCGTCCCCCGTCCCCGTAGCGCGCTTCCTGTCTTGGCTGGATTGTCTCGGCATTGGAGCGAACTGTTCGCGGCGTCCAAGAACGATAACCGTCGGCCATGAAGCCGCGCAGCTCGTTCAAATAGGCGAAGCCCTCCCGGGTGCGGCCGACGATTACGCTGCGGCCGTCACGGGGATCAGGATTGCGCTTGGCGAGGCCCAATTCCACCAGCCGGTCCAGCGTGCGGGTAATGGCCGGTTTGTTGATGTTCAACTGAGCCGCGAGGCCGCGCACGGTATGCGGGCCTGGATTGAGATAGCAGATCAGCAAAATGCCGAAGCCGCGCGCCGACAAGTCCGGGGCGTCGCGGCGGACCACGCCGGCAAAGGTGTCCCGCAAGGTCGCTACAAGCCGGTCTAGGTCGGGGCCGGGGGAACTCTTGGACAATTGTTGTCTCCCATTAAGAAGGACAATCGAAACGCGCCCCGGCCGACAGCTTGCCGGCCGCGCAAGCGGTCCTTCGGTTACGAATGTCAACTTTTGTTCGATGCCTCACCGTAGCGAGCGCCGCGCGCGACGCAAGCTTTTTGATGTTGACAAATAGCAATAAGCGTGCCTGCGGAATGGCACGATAATTTAACATTATCTCAATGTTTACCATAACGTGAGCCGAACGGCAAAACGTCTCGGACCAAAACGGGAACAAAAGTTGTGCTGCGATGCTGCACATGCTGCATTGCTGCACAAATATTGACCGGTATGGTGGCCTGTGCAGGTCTACGCTCAGCCTAACCTATTGAAACATAGTGCCTTGTGTAGGTTAGTGTTGTAGCGCCGTCCCGTGAACCACGGGACGCGACACAGCGCGACATTGGCCACTAACGTATTGTCTTGACTGCGTTTTTTAGCTTTTGTGTTGTGTTGGTCTGTGCTGCAACGCAGCACATGTGCTGCACAGGCTAGAGGTTTCGCCGGCGTAAGCCGTGCTGCTGGTAAGCAAGAGGTCGCGGGTTCAATCCCCGCCGGCAGCACCCTTTCCCCCCGTCCCCAAAGCCTCCCCCGTTCAGGATCGACGCCCCCGGCCACGGCTGGGTATATGCCGCCGGAAACGGCGCTCGGGCGAGCGCCTTTGCTAATCAATAGTATCTTTCCGAATAGGTAATAGTAGTCTTTGCCCTCACAGCTTTGTTATTACGCCAGCGAGCGAATAACAACGCCCCGGGCTAGACAACACCCATTCCAATTTGCAGCATTAACTTTGTTGTGGAAGGGGAAATGATTTGTCCGCACTCCGAAACCAAGTCATCGACGACACTCTTGACGTGGTGAAACTCGTTTACCTTGATCGGGACACTTCAAAGTGGTGGAACCAGCGGCGAAAGTCTGACGACACGGCGGTCTTTTGTGGTTGGTTTTGGGTAAAAGGCAACGAAGAAGCGGGTCCTTTCAGGACGCGCTCAAGCGCAGTTCGGGATGCTTACTATAAATTCGTGTTGGAGCGCGAAGTCCCGAACGTCGGACACAACGCCATTACTCGAAACAGTCCGAAAAAACAGAGGTCGAAACAAAGCAGCGGCGTGAGTGCTCCCCCATGAGCGGCGTCAGGGACGTGCTCGCCGCACGCCAAGGCGCGGCCTTCGGGGAGGCGCTTCGAGGTCTGATCGAAAGTCATGGCTTCACCACGTCTGCCTTTTGCCGGAAGGTTTACGGGCAGAGCCGAGAGGGCAAGCCTAAAGGTTCGGGGCAGCTCTATCCCGCCTTGAACGGCAGCGGTGCCGTGACCGAAAGATCACTCATACGATGGGCGGCTGCGCTGAACGTGCCGGTCGGAAAGCTCATGGCGTTGCGCGACCGGCCGAGCGATCCGACAGGGGCGCCGACCGGCAAGGGGGCCGTCAGCCCAGCCGTTACTCCGGCCGCAAAGCCCCGCGAGCCGGCAATCGTCACCCCGGCCGCAAAACCCAGCGGGCAGGAACAGTTTTCGCTCGTGATTGACCAGGGCGGTACAGCCACGCTTCGCCTGAATTTAGTCGGCGTCCCGATGGGGACGGCGATGCGGGCGATGTCCGCGCTGACCGGCGCCGGGCTCATCAAGGCCCCGGAAGAAGGCTAAACGGGGCAACCCGTCTGCGCCGGGGGTTTCTTTCCAAGGGAAACGAACATGACGAACGATTTTCAGGTCAGCGCCAGCCAGCAGATTGAGCGGCTGTATTGCTGGGTCGGAAACGACGGGAAAGAGGAACAGATTTTAGGCGCCATCATGGCCCACAAGCAAACCGGGGACGAACGCTGGACGCCCCTCGTCAGCGCCGACCGGGACAGACTGGAGAGCTTTCGGGGCGTCGCGCAGACCGCCGCCAACCTGACCGGCTGCTCCGTCTTTTTGAAGTGCTTCACCATCGGCATCGTCCTCGATAGGTGCGAGCCTGAATAATAGGGGGGATGATCCCTCCTATGGCGCCCCGGCGTCGGCGGCCCTCGGCGCTGTCACGCCTGCGCCGGGGCGTCTCTCTCTCCAAAAAAAAGCCTTGACACGTTACTATCTCGCAACATGCCTCTAGAACGCATTTTCCGGGTTTTACACGGACTTCGATGCATGACCGGTACGAAACCCCTCCCGGAACGCTAGACCGCACTCAGCGGCCATTCGCTTTTTTTGGATGACGGAGACTGAAAACCTCATGCGTCTGGCGCATAGCTCACGCGCCTGGATGAGACATTGTCTCGTGTCGTGGGACGACGCGCCGTGTCTGTTTCCAAGGGATCAAAAATTCAAAGAGGCTTGGATATGACCGACATACCCCCCGCCCTGTCCGACGAAGTCGCGCATATGCGGTTCTTGTTGGATCAAGACTACCGCAACCCCAAGCCCATTTCGGGCAAACGCTGCGCGTGTCTCGTGAAATTCCTGTTCACCTGGGCAATCCTCGTGACCCGGATAGGGGACCAAGCCGGGTATGAAGACCGCTGGTGTTATTCCAGCTACGGCAAAGCCAAGATGGCTTTGGAGCTGTGGGACGGGACAGGTGAGCCGGTCGGCTGGCATCGGCACCCGCCGAGCGGCCGGCGCCGCCAGTTCGTGGACGGCCAAATTGTGGAGACGATTTCGCATTGATTGGGTTCATACTCCGTTACTGGTCCCGGTTTTGTGGCGCCGTGACCGGCGGCACGATCGCCGGGGCGGTCGGGGAAGTCTGTCGCAGCACAGACGGCCGCGATATCTGCCTCGTCATCGTCACGGTGTCTTTGCTTATCGTCTGTGTCCACGCGGCGGTGTTTCCGCCCAAGCGCTCTCGGTGAGCGCGCGTCAAAACGGGTTGAACAATCGTTTGGTACCGGTCATTAACGACAACGCCGCCGAGGGAATGGTCCCCGGCGGCGTTTACTCGGAGGAGGCAAGATGTTCACGCATCGAAGCCGCCTGCCTCGTATTCTGGTGGCCTTGAGCGTCAAAATCAAGGTCATCATATTACGTAAGTAGACGGCGGGCCAGTCCGGATTTCCGGGCTGGCCTACCTCCCTCGAACCCGTGGAAGACAACCAGGGGTTTGGTGCGCTAACGTCACGACGGTTTCACGGCTGAAAGGGGACGGATCGTGGTTTTCATCTACGCATTTCTCACGCTGTTCGCTTGCTTCATGGGCAAGATGCTGGTGGAGCTGATCCCGGTCCCGAAGCCCCGGCCGTCCCGCATCGGCGCGTGGTTGTGGAAGCATTTCGGGCCGCCGCCGGCTCAGTAATCCGCCTTCCATTTGCCGAACTCGTTTGCCAGCTTGGACGCAACGAACGCGCCCACGCCCACGGCCGTCCCGATTTTGCCCACGCGCGGGAGCCGCTGAAAGAGCGGCAACGCCACTTTCGCGGCCGGGGCGGCGAAGTCATCCGCCAAGCCAAGCGGCACCCCGCCGAGCAGTCCCGAACCCGAGCCGGTCGGCTCTGCGTCCGGGTCTTTCGGCTGCGGCTCTGGAGGGGGTTCCCCTTCTGGCCCCGTGCCCTTGGGTCCGACCAATGACGTCGCCAGCGCGTCCGCCGTGTCCCGACTGGTGATTTTCTGGAGCGTGGCACCGTAGATGCCGCTTGCAAGCGGCCCGCCCGGCAGCGCCGTCAGCGCGAGGCCAGCGGCCGGGACGCCGAACATATTCCACGCCCCTTTGATCGCGTTGTATTCGGACGTGTTGGTGTTCTGGCTGCCAAAGCCGGCGAAAGGTTTCAACATGTCGCCGGCGGCCTGCAAGAAATACCCGACCTGGGCGCCGGCCAGGAGCCCGGACAGATCGCGCTCATACTTGAGGCCGGTCACAGCCTGGGCGATGGGGTCCAACGGGCCGTTGACGCCCGTGCGCTGGATGGCGAGGTCAGACAACCAACTGCCAAGGTCCCCGCTGTCCTCGTGTTCCTTCCACTTGGTGCCGTTAAAGATCGCCTCGCGCAACGCCGTGGTCGCCAGCGCGCCCGCATAGATGGCGGCAGCGGAGGCGCCGATATGGACGCCGGCCCGTGCGATCGGCGCGGCCGTCCCCGCGACGGCCCGCAGCTTGCTCCCGCCCGCGTCCCGGACGTCGGTGTAACCCTCTTTGATCCGTGCGGCGTGCGTATCCAACGTGTGCTCGATGACGTTGTGATAAAATGCGTAGTTGAACGACATCAGCCCATAGGCCAGCCGGCCAATCGGGTTTTGGGACATGAGGGGCTTGTCCGCCCTCATCGGGTCCTGAATGATCTTGTCCGTGAGACGGGAAATCGCCTGCCCCCACAGCCGCCCGCCCGCCGTGTCGAGGTCCGCCAGCGACGGCAAACCTTTATGCTCCGACACCCACTTGGCGAAATTCGCATGGTCCTTGTCCGCGACGCCTAAGTCCCGGAACTGCGCCGCCGCGTCCCGCTTGAGCCGCGCGTTCGTCCCCAAGAAATCTTTGGACCACGCATCCAGCGCCGTGTGTCCCGCGCCCATGACGGATCGCCGCTGGCTGTTGGTGAGCTGCGTCAGCCCCGTGCGCTTGTAATAGTTCGCCATCGCCTTGCTTAGGCCCGGGCCGTCCCGGTAGTGCGCTTCCGTCCGGTCGGCAATGACGCTGTCATAGAGGTGGCTGGTCGTAAGTCCGAGCGCGTTCGCCAGCTCGGCGCGCTGCTTGCTGCCCGCCGTCCTGACGATGTCCCCCATCTGATAGGCGAGCGCCTGATAGGTCGCCTTGACGCTGCCCGTGCGAACGAGGACCACGAGGGGTTCACTCAGTGAGGACCATGCGGCGCGCGGCATGAGCGCGATGCTGCCCATCGCATGGATGACGTTCGCGGCCCGCTCCACCTCGGACGGCAGGCCGGATTTCTGCTTGCCCGTCACCGCCTCCACAAGGCGGCGCATCTTCTCGTTATCCTCGCCGCGCGCCCTGCCCTCGGTCGCTTGGTGGATGAGCGCGTCCAGCTTGGCCCCGTTCGCGCCGAAGCGTTCGGCAAAGGCGACTTTGCGGGCGCTGTGCTGAAAGTAGGCAGGCAGCGCCAGGGTCGGGTCGTTAATCATATAGTCGCGCATGATCGTGTCGGCCTCGGGCGGCAGCACGCGCTTGTTGATATAGCTCGCGTTCGGGCCGCGCGTGTCAAAGTCGGTCGGGTCGCCGTCGTTGATCCGGTCGAACCAAGACTTTGCGGCCGTCGTCGCGTAAAGATCGCGCACGGGGTCGTGGATTTGGTCGTGCAGATCGGCGGCATCGGCGGCGAGTTGGTCAATCTTGGCTTGGTCCGCGCCCGGGTCGGCGGACACCTTGTTGTTGATGCCCGTCTGGAGCTTGTCCTGTTCCTTGAGGTTCTTGCGCAGGGCTTCGATCGCGTCCTGCACGTCGGGGTCAAGATTGTGCCGCACGTCCCCGGGCAAACGGTCATGCGCCTCCAGCAACTTCGCCGGATCGTCGCCAACGTCCTTCTCAAAGATGACTTTATGCAGCTCGCCGGCCGCCTTCTTGAAACCCTCCCGGTCCCCGAAAATCTTGTGGTCGTCATACATGCGCGGGAAATAGCCGTTCTTGGCATAGCCCACGTCGATCCCAGCCTTTTGGTTTCGCTCCCACTCCTGATCGAGCAAATACCGGATCGCGCCGGCGGCTTTTCTAATGTTCTCCGGGATCGGGACGGCCTTACCCGTCTTGCTGTCCGGCAGGAGAAACGCGCCCTCCCCTTCCGTCAGGACGTGGCGCAGCATCAACTTTTCCGTGTCCACGTCCCGCAACATGCGTTGGCTGTCAGTCAGGTCGTGCCATTTCAGCCCGTGCTGGTCGAGAATGTTCGCCAGCCGGTTGATGTTCGGGCGGGCGTGCTCGCGGACATCTTCCTCAAACACCGGGCCGATGTAGCGGCCAGCGGCGTCTCCAGCCGTGCGGATGTGCTCGGCCGGGGCGATTAAGTCCATGATCTGCTGATAGGCTCGGCGGGCCTGTGCCGTGGGCTGGCGCGCGACGATCGCGTTGCCGATGCCCCGGATGGAATAGGTGGCGGCGCGGCCGGCGTCGGCGGCGCGGGTCAGCACCCCCAGCCGTCCCGGGCTGGCCGCCTTCTCGTTGAAGCCCAGCCGGTCCAAAGCCTTGGCGCGTAGATTTTTCTGCGCCTGGACTTCGCGCCGCAGGAACGCCCACAGACCGCGCTCTTGCGTCGGGTCCGCCATCCGGTCCCAGTGGCGTTGATCCACGATATCCAGCCCGTCCGGCCGCGCCCCGGCCGGGTCTTTGCCAAGGATGTCCTCGGCGCGGATGCGGTCATGCAGGTCGGTGAACGCCTGGAAAATGGCGTCCCGCTCGGCCTGCTGGGGATAGAAAGCCTCGAAGCCGTTGCTCTTGGTGCCGGGCGGCGTGTCGTAATAGGGCTTGGCGACGCCACGCGTGTCCCCGCCCTGGCGCTGGATCATTTCCGCAACGTAAGCCTCGTGGGCGCGGGCCAGCATTTCGGCTGGGCTTGCCCAATACTGCATTCCCCCGGGCTGGCTCCTGGCGTTCCGCGAGAACTCGGTTTCGATCTGATCGAGCCGGGCCTGGGCGCGAAGGAACGCATTTTTGTCCTTGGTGGTGCGGATTTCATAGGTGAGGCGCAACGCCTCGGCGGCGTTCGCGGCGTCCTTGCCGTAGATCGCGCGCAACACGCCGGCGAACGCCTCGGCCGGGCTATCGGGGGCAAATTTCTTGCCGGCGACTTTCCCCTCGGTGATGCCCTTGGTCAGGGACAGCATCCGCATGGCCTTGGGGTTGTTCGCCAGCGCGTCCGATAAGTAATGGTCGAACGCATGGGTCCATTCGTGGGCGAACGAGTTGGATCGGCCCGGGATGTTGATCGTCCGGCTGCCCGGGAAGTATTGCCCGAGTGCCTGGTTCTTTTGCCGGTAGGGCTTGGTGGTGAAGGTGACGCGCCCGTCCAGTCCGATCGCGCTATAGGGCATCCCCAGCACATTCGCCATTTCACGGCCGTTTTGATAGAAATTTGAAAGCTGGTCGCGGATTTCCTTCGGCTGTTGCCGAGGGTCGATCACGACGTCTTTGAAGCCGAACGTGTTCTTGATGTGCTCCGCGATGACCCGGTTCTGTTCGTGGATCGGCCGGGACACCATCAAGTCCGGGTCGTGTCCCGCGTCCCGGAATACTTGCCGGTAGGGGCTGGTTTCCGTGTTGAAGTCCCTCCCCGGCCGCACGCCACCCAACGGGCTGCGCGTCGGTCCTGTCGGGTTGGCGGGTGTGCTCGTG